TACAAGCACGGTCAAAACAGTTGACGTTTTCCAAAGTGTCAGCAGCTTGAACTTCTCTTTGCTTTCAACGGTGAACGGAAGCATCACACCCCAGTCTATTGAACTGATTATTACACACGTATGAGCCAATTCATCTATACCGACGAAGAGAAGCACATCACTTCAGGAGCCGAACAGACGGCTATGTTGGAGCGGTTGGTGGATTTCGTCAACGAGCTACACTCCGAGATTCAATCCCTCAAAGAGGCCGTCCAAGAACTACAAGACAACACACCAAACCCATAACCTATGGAATTTATTCTCGACAACTGGGCTGAATTGGCCCTCATCGTTATCACCGCCGCTGGATCTATCACAGCTCTCACTGAAAGCGAAAAGGACGACACCATCGTCGACGTTCTCAAGCGCATCTTGAACGCAGTCATCCTCGGCAAATCTAAGAAGTGAAGACGGAGGACTTCGATAAGGTACTGGCGGAGTTTGCCGAAGAGGTAAACCTTGCCGCCAAGCGCACCCTTGGCTCCCGTAGGATTGGAAAGAACCGAACCTATGGAGTCGCTTCGCGCTCCTTACAGAAGTCCCTCGACTACAAAATCTCCGATGGGAAGGTCAGCTTTGGGAGTCCCCTCCCTTATGCTGCCTTCATCCATTGGGGAGTCAATGGCACACGCAAGAACCGCAACGCGCCCTTCTCATTCAAGTACGAGAACCCCAGCCGCAAGCACGTCGATTCAATCGTGCAATGGATGAAAGACAAGCCCGTGCGATTGCAAGCCGTAGGGGGTGGGTTCATCAAAAAGAAGGGGCCACGAGGTGGCGACCGTTTTCGTAGTGCCGCGTTCTTGATCGCGCGGTCAATCAAGCGCAAGGGCATCGCAGGGCTGAGATACTACGCAGTGGCTCTTGAGAGCATCGTTCCACAATACACCGACAAACTTGGAGAGGCACTAGCCCAAGACCTCGTGAAGAGCTTGTCCTTCAAGGTTGGCAACCTCACAATCAAAGCAAAGTAATGGCCGTATCAATTACCGCAAGCCCTGGTTTAACACCATATCCCGCTGGACAATTTTTGGTGTTTACCCTCTACGAGAGCGGCACGACTCCGGACAAGTACGTCGTGGAGGTTATGTCGTCGACTAGCACAACAAGCCAAGGCAGTGTCTTTGCAAAGTTCTACCTTGACCCCAACGATGAAGACCGAGCGCATTTCGACATCAGCAGTCTAGCAAAAAGCAAGTTGCAATTTCCCAAGACCGTAGAAGGTGGAAACGTCATTCACTCACACTTCGATGCGACAAAAAAATATAGCGTCATCGACCAGAGGTGCGTGTTGAAGATGACAGTTCGCGCGGGACAGTACAACAACGGAACGGAATCTCTCAATGAAGATAGCGAGAGTACATACGTCCTCAATGGTGTGGAGCAACTGAGCAAGGGCTATCTGCCCGACTTTGAGGCGTATCTACCCGCTGGCGTTCAATACTACGCTTGGCTGACCGACCGCCTCTTGGACGCTCCGTCTGGCTTCAATCCTGTGAATCGCCTCTCATTCGATGATGAGGCAACTGCGTGTATGCTTCTCCCGGACAACCTCACATCGAGAACAGGGCCAACGATTATGCGCCTCGTTGCATACAAGACGGGCTACGCAACGCAAACGATAGACATCGACATCTCTACTGCCGCCTCCACTACGGTGAAAGACAACTTCCTTGTGTGGAACATCTCCCCCAGCCGTTTGGACGACTATGGGGTGACGAACGTCGACACTGTGTACTCTTACGCATTCGCACCAAGAGACACGGGCAACAGGGGGCAGTCTATCAAAGTCAATATCTACGAACGCCCCTGCAAGCACGATGCGACCCAACTGGCTTGGGTCAACAGTCGAGGCGGGTGGGATTACTTGCGCTTCGACAGTCGCACCCCAAAGAACATCTCCGTAACGGGCAAGCAATACCGCAAGACCGTTGGGAGCTGGGGAGGTGCTAGCTTCGACATCGAGGACAACGGGCGCGAGTATGACATCTTCGCCAAGACAGGCAAAGAGAGCTACATCCTGCGCGAGTTGTTTTTCCGTGCTGAGGATCGTGAGCTTCTCCGTTACCTGATGCAAAGCCCCTTCGTAGAGATTCGTTTGGGGACAGGCGACTGGCAACCGTGCGTCGTGAAGTCCAATAGCATCTCTATTCAGCCTTCGGGGTCTCAGTTCTACGATGTCAGCGTAGAGGTTGAAATTGCAAACGACATCCGATGCTGAGACTTGTAGTAGACAACAAGGACGTGGAGTTGTACGCCAATGCACCCGTCAATCTGAAGTTTCAATTCAGCGACGTTGGCCAAATCAACAACCCATTGGCGTCGTACAGTCAAACGTTCCGAGTACCGTTGACCCCACAAAACACTGAAATCTTTGGTGCGCTTGATGTTGTAGAGCTGATAAGTCAGCCCGGAACATCTGTAACAAATTTGCAACAACGCATCCCCGCCCAGTTGCTCAAAGGTGCGACACCAATAGTTTCCGGATTTATTCAAGTCAAAGCCGCCTATCAAACCAAAGAGATTTATGGCGAGGTGGAGCTGGTGTTCTTTAGTGGTGCCCTCGATTTGAAGCGAGAACTAGAGGGTCTGTTTCTGTCCGATCTTAACCTTAGCTCATACGACCACGACGTAACGTGGGCAAACCTTGGGCCACTTAATGGCAAGCCAGCAGGTGTTGAATATGGCATTATGGACAGGGGCCGCAACTACGCGGCACCAGCCAACCCAATGGGAGAGGAAAGCAACCCCATCCGTATCACTGAGATGGTTCCCTTTTTACAGGCCAAGCGCATTGTTGACAAAATCATTGAAGAGGCGGGCTTTACCTACGAGTCGACGTACCTCGACAGTAGTGATTTTGGGAATGTCTACTTGCCTCTTTTTAACGGGAGCGAGGCCATCCTTCAAGCAGAGAACGTCCCCGAAAACATCCGTGTCGGCAAAGCAACAAACCAAGCGTTTGTAGCAGACACCACGCCAGCAACGGGAAAGGTAGAACTGTCTGAAAATGCGGACGACGCCACAGACCCCTCGAACAACTGGAGCAACACAACGGACGAGTTTACCGCTCCGTTCAACGGGATGTTCCGATTAAGATTGACGTATAGTTTTTCACGAAGTGGCTTTTGGACAGGTTACAGGCCAAGCATCTCTTTCCAAAAAAACGGGAGTGACGTATATAGCTGGTCAGTCAATTTTGACAACACCAGCAACCAAGTTGAAGAGCACACCCTATTTCTGCAACAGAATGATGTCGTGCGCGTCTTTGTCACCAACAATATGACCGGAGGCGGGCCAAGCACTTTCACCATTTTAGGTAATAACGAAACCTTGACAGGAACAAGAACGGTGCTAGAGGTCGAGGATATCAGCCGAGCGGGAGACTACGAGATGAGCGTCAGCGCAAATATGCCGGAGATGCTTCAGTTTGATTTTCTCTCTTCGCTTCAGAGTATGTACAACCTTGTCTTTGTGCCGGACTTGCACAAGCCAAACCACCTGATCATTGACACGTTTGAGAATTACGCATATAGTGGCACGACGGAGCAATGGACGGCCAAAGTAGATTATAGCAAAGACGTAAAAATCACTCCTACTACAGACATCCAAAAACTAGAATACGAGTGGTCTCATGCTCCTGGCAAGGACTTCATAAGCGAGGAGGTGCAACGCTCACTTGATCGCGTATATGGCCGATACCGAGTCGTCCAAACGGGCAACGACTTTGCCACTGGGAGCTTGCAGTTAACGACTAAGTTTGCCCCCTACCTTGTGTCTGCCGTTCCGGGTCAGGCTATCTACGTTCACAGGAGTTTGACAACCGACGGTTCAGGGGTCGACAATGCACCTCCGATGTTGGCCTACAAGAACACTTTGGGCGGGTCTCCGTATGGCACTTTGTATTTCCTTGATGAGGACGACAACACACAAGGCTCGACAAGCACGGAGTTTTTTAGTATGTACGAGAAGGGTCTGCAAACGACTGTGGATAGCAAAGACTTGTCGTTTGGTGTAGAGCGTCCACTGTTTCCTATTCCTGTCAATCCACGAGACACTCTATTTATCCGGTTTTGGGGTGA